AAGAATGATGATGATGCTTGCTTCAAGTAAAAATTGGCACCATTCAGCATTTGCAGGTGGTTATACTGACCATGTTTTACGTGTGTATGATTGTGCAAATGAATTATATAAAACGTGGAAATCAATGGGAGGTGATATATCTACATATACTGTTGAAGAAATGCATTTCGCAGCGTTACTCCATGATTTAGGCAAGATGGGCCAACAAGAAGGCGAATATTATCAGCCAAACGATTCACAATGGCATATGGATAAATTAGGTCAAATGTATAAGTTTAACACTGACATTCCAGCTATGAAAGTTCCAGAACGTTCATTATTTATCTTACAGGAAATTGGATGTAAAGTTACCCAAAATGAATTTATTACAATTAAAATTCATGATGGTTTATATGATGAGTCAAATAAGTTTTACTTTATGTCTGGTCAAAAAGAAACTAGATTAAGAACACATTTACCCTTATTAATGCATCAAGCAGATCATATGGCTGCTCAAATCGAATTTGAATTATGGAATAATCAATCCAATCCTTCATCTAAACCCGCAAACGCTACTAAAGGTGATAAAACACTTAGAGCAGCTAAAAAAGTAAACACACAAAATAACCCAAAATTAGCGTCAGCAACATTAGATGTTATAGATTCATTCTTTAAAGATTAATTATGATTACACTTAGTATAATATTAACAGTAGTAATAACAGCTTCTTTTTTTATGATTAGAAATTTAATTGTAAAAAATGAACGTTTAGAAGATTTTATCACTAAACAAAGTGAAGCAATAGTAGCTTGTAGTGTAAGATTAAAACAATTAGATCAAAAAGGTTCATTTCGTGCCGATGATGAAATTGGATTCTTTTTTAAAGCAGTAGAAGAAATACAAGAAGCTCTAAACGAGTTTACCCTTAAATAAAAATTAGTAAAAACCACATGTCAAAACTTAAGTATGCCCCTAAGCCTCCTCCAGAACCAGTAGTTATTGAATCTTCTGAACCAGGACCTAAAAAAAGAGGAAGAAAAAGAACAAAAAAACAATATTTTACACCAGATACAGATGCAGCTATAAAAGAATATTTAGCTACTTCTAATCAAGAAGAACGAGATACTATTTTTGCAAGAAGAATACATTATCCTTTTTATAAATTAGCTGAAAATTTAATTCATACATTTAAGTTTTACTATACAGAAGTAGATGATTTAGAGGATTTAAAACATGAAGTAATTTGTTTTCTTTTAGAAAAATTAGATTATTTTAAACCAGAAAAAGGAACTAAAGCATTTAGTTATTTTTCAATTGTGGGTAAAAATTATCTTATCTTATATAATAATAACAATTATAAAAAGAAAAAAGCAAAAGTAGATCCTACAGCAGCTGATGATGATGATGGGGTATTAAGACAATTAGGTAGAGATGAACGTAAACAAGATATAAAAGATTTTATTGATTTCTTTACAGAATATATTGATAAACATATGTTTACAATGTTTAAAAAAGAAAAAGATAGAAAGGTATGTGATGCAATAAATGTACTTTTTCAACGTAGAGAAAACTTAGAAATATTTAATAAAAAAGCATTATATATCTATATTAGAGAAATGACAGGCGTAGATACTCCTGTAATAACTAAAGTTACAAAAATTCTTAAAAAACTATATAAAAAGCTCTATACAGAATATGCTGAAACAGGTTATATAAGAGTTTAATCTTTTCCATATTTATAATAAAACATATGGATCCATTAAATCAATTAATATTTGATGATACTTCTTTCTCAGATTTATTGAAAGAAATTCACGGCAACCAAAAGAAAAAAGCAAAACAACTTGCTTCTTTAATTGCTGAATTACGTCCTTTAGTTCAATCTTTAGGTGATGCTACTGTAGTAGTTCCTCTAATTAAAGAATATATGGAAATTAGTGTTAAAAACGATGACCAGTTAATTAAAATGGCAGCTATTGTACAACGTTTATCAACATCATCTTCTTCAGGGGGAGACGGAGGATTACTAACTGAAGATGAAATGGCTCAGCTTCAAGAACTAACAGAAGAAATAGCAAAAACAGTTGAATCTGAACCTAAACAATTAAATAAACCGAAAGAACAAAATGGGATATAATATAAGCTCAGGAAGAACAGGAGGTGGGGGAGGAGGATCTACAGGAGTTGCTTTAACTTCTGTAAGGGTAATAGATATTATTTTAGACGAAAGTCACCCAAGATGGAAAGAATTGGGAGGATGGGATTCATTAGGGACTATATTTTACACAGGAGTTGTTGAAACTACTAGTACTACTAAACCTGATAAAAACAACGCAGCTAGACCTTTATACTCTAATATAAAACAATATCCCTTAAAAAATGAAATAGTAATTATATTAAAGGGAGCCAATAAAGATATATATGGTTTAAATAAAGACCAAGACACATATTACTTATCTACAGGAGGTATTAATATATGGTCTCATCAACACCATAATGCATTACCAACTGCAAATTCTTTAAAAGGAGAATCAGGCGAATCTACCGTTCAAGATTATAAATCTACAGAAAATGGTATGACTAGACAAGTCACTGATGGAAGTTCTGATATAAATTTAGGAAATTATTTTAAAGAACAACTAAATGTAAAACCTTTATTACCATATGAAGGTGATTATATTATGGAAGGTAGATATGGTAACTCTATAAGATTTGGTGCAAGTATTAAAGATGATGTTATACCTGAAAGCAACAAAAATGATTGGTCTCAAGGAACTGAAGAAATAGGTACACCTATTACTATTATTAGAAATGGTCAATCAAAAAAATTAGATGATAAAGGATGGGTACCTACCATTGAAGATATTAATAGAGATGATTCTTCTATTTATATGACCTCTAACCAAAAAATATCTTCATTAAAAGTAGCTTCAGTAAACTTCCAATCTTATTTATCTGAAATAATATTACCAACAGATCCCATAACAGAATTAACAGATCCTCCATTACCCGAAATTAAACAACCAGAAACACCAATTAAACCTACTGAAGAAGAAATTGAAGAAGAAACAACACAACAAGATAACGAAGATACACCCCCTACTCCAGAAATAGAAGAAGAAATATCAGCAGAAGAACCATTAGGAGAGACAGATTCACTTTCATTTTTCGATGAAATGACAGAATCAGGACAAGCATCAGAAGAAGATTTTGTAGAATATCAGCTAGTACACGAAAATACAGTAGTTGGGGGCTCAGAAGAAGACCCAGTAGTAGAATCAGATCCTAGTAATATACCTGATCCTACTTCTACCCCAAACAATGAAGGAGCAGAAAAACATGAACAAGAAAATAAAGATATAAAAGAAGGTAAAAAATCTAAAGGATATCCTTACACACTTACTAATAAACATGGTAAAGAAATAACAATGGCTGCTCCAAAATCATGGAGTCAACTTAGTAATAATTTGGGACCTACAAATACTAGAATAAAAAAATTATTTATCCACACAACAGCAGGTAATATTAAAGATAGTGCAGTAGATGTTATGAATTATTTTTTCCATGGTAGAAAATGGGGAACAGGAGGATATCATTTTTTAATAGAAGCAGATGGAAAAGTAACTCAAATATATAAAGACAGTCAAGTTACTAATGGAGTTAAGGGTCAAAATTCTGAATCAGTGCATTTTTCATGGATTGGAGGATATGATTTTAAAGAAGGAAGTAATATGATGACTAAGGGACAAGCAATAACTTTAGTAGATATGGTTAAATTTTACTGTAAAAGATATCCAAGTATAGAAGTATTTGGTCATAATCAAGTGGCTCAAAAATCATGCCCTTGGTTTTTTGTACCTAAATTTATGACAGAATTGGGATTAGAGAAAAACAGAGGTATAACTAACCCCCAATGGCAACTTAATATGAGTGCTTTACCTGAATACCAAAAAGTAGGACAACAAATAGCAAAAGGAGAATATCCATTTAAAAATTTATAATATGTTTATACCAATTCAACCAGACATATACCAAGGAAAACAAGTAATAATAAATTCAGATAGATTATTATTTAATGCAAAAACAGATAGTATTTTATTATTTTCAGATAAAATTATAGGTTTTAGTACAAATGGTAGTTTTCATTTTGACACAAGTGATTTAGATGGAAATAAATTTGTAGTAAATGCTCCTAACATATATTTAGGTTTATTACAAGATAAAGATGACCCACAAAAAAAGGTATACCCAACAGAACCAGCATTATTAGGAGATAAAACAGATGAATATCTTAATAATTTATTAGATATGATGGATTCTTTAATTGATGTATTAGTAGGACAATATACATTAGTGGCTCCAATAGCGGGCCCATGTGCTCCTTTTGGTGGAAATGAAGGATGTTTTGCAACTGTAAGAACAGCCATCTCAGATTTAAAAGAAGAAATAGAAGGTATAAAAAGTAAACGAATTAAATTAGTATAATATGTCAGTAGCAGGCCCAATAAGAAGTTTATTACAACAACAAGATAAAGCTCTTTATTCAGTTAAAAAAAAGATTAAAGAACAGGGAGCAAAACAAGTAGGTAAGGTAAAAGAAAAATTACCTTCAACACAAGAAATTAAAGATAAATTTAAATCAG